TCAGTCCTGCATTTCGGGCACGGTCTGCAACGCCTGCAAGCTCCGCAGCTCTATTGCTAACCCGGCCGAGCATGTAGGAGAGCAGATCGACGGCGTCGGCCCCTGCCGGGCCTCCTGCGGCAGTGGAGGGATCGCTGTCGGCTGCGGCGCGAGCCAGCGCGTCTGCGCGGGCGCGCAGCCGGCCAAGCTCGCTACGAGCACCAGCAGCATCAGCGGTCGCAACGGCAGCCCTTTTTTGTGCATCATCACGCTCCCTTTCTACGGCGGCCGTCCGCCGATTTTCCTCCACCCGCGCCGCTTCGATAGCGGCCACTGTTGCCTGCGCGTGTCCATCGCGCTCCAATGCGAAAGCCGCGGCCTGGCGGGAGATCTCCGCGTCCTTGCGCCAGCCCTGCGCTGTCCACGCCGCGGAACCCAAAGCAAGGCCTCCGGCCAGCGCCGCCGCAGCGTACCCCTTCCATCCGGCCAGCGCACTGACCGCCCGCACCAGGGCGCTCACGGCGCCACCATCGCAACAGCCTGGCGGTAGAGATCCGGCCAGGTGTGAGGATGCGGTTTCCCCGGCCGCCAGGTGCGCAGGTACAGCGCCCAGGCCGCCTCAACATCGCCGACAGCTGGCAGTGCCTTCGGATCGGTCCAGAGCAGCAGCCGCGCCACGCCGGCGGCCAGCACGTCGTCGTACTCCAGCGCGGCATAGATCGCGTCGGGGTCGCATGCGACGCTGCGCGCCCTGGACAGCGCCGCCAGGTGGTCCTTGCTCGCCGGGTGCAGGAACACGCCCCACACACCGCCGCGACTGGCTCGCGTGCCCTTCTCAAATTGCCAGAAACCGCGGGCCGGGCCGCCGATTTGCCGCCTATGCTGGAAGCGGCTTTCCTGGAGGCCGCTGGCCAGCAGCATGACGCGCGCCGCCACCGTGTCCATGCGCGCGGGCAACAATTCCATGGCTGGATCGATGCCGAGCCGAATGATTTCGTGAAGTGTCATCGGTGTCACCTTCCATCCGGCCCACGGCCAACAAGTCGATTCCGCAAATCTTCCAGCCACGCCAACACGCCCTGCTCGCGCATGCGAGCCATCCATCGCATGTAGGCACCGAGCACCCACCACGCCGGCAGGCCGGCCAGGAGCATGCACGGGCCAAGCATGTACAGCATGGCCAGCAGCCCATCCTCCCCAGTCCCGGCGCGCTGCGCCAACCAATGGGCCTGGTCGGCCAGCGTAGGCCGCCACGACAGCACGGCAATCGCCAGCATCGGACCAAAAACAAAAGAACTCACCACCGTGCAGACCGTGCGCGTGACAAACTCCCGCGCCGATCTGGGCGGCATGATCAGCATTCCCAAGATCGCGGCGAGTGCCGCAGGCAAGCCGAATGCAGCCGCCAGCTTTACTGCCGCCCAACCGCCCACGCCCGTAGTGCTCGGCTCCATCGTGTTGCTCCTTATGTGGGCGCGCATCGCTGCCTCCCGTAGACATGAAAAAAGCCCGCGAGGCGGGCTTTGGTGCAAAGAAGAAAAAGCATTAGGCCGTCAGGTACCGGGGTCGGGAAGCGGCAACTCCGGAAGCTCGGCGAGCAGTTCGTCGTCGGTAGGAATCTCGCGTTCTCCGGCCTTGACCTGGTCCAATATGCGATAGCAACTGTCCCACACCAGGCTGCGCCAGGCCCGGAAGGCGCGGCCCTCCGCTTGGAACTTCGGGACAGAGGGCTCGTCCGCGTAGGTGATCGCGTTCGCAATGCTGTCATAGCCCAGCGCAGTAGCGGCCTGGTCAAGGTGGCGCTGCACGAGCGCCACTTTCATGGCCTTGATCTCGGCTTCGGTCGGAGGGGGCCTATCGGCGAGGACCGGATAGCCATCCTCATTGGGGACGATCATGCGTCCCGATGCCTCGCCCGCCAGCAAGGCCATCAGCTCATCCTCGCCGCCGGCGACCAGAACCTTGTCCTCGGGAATCGCAGCGCCGTGGATCTGAGGGCGATAGAACCCGCGCGTCGTGGGGCTATAGAAGACCTGGCCGCTGGGGGGCTCATCTTCTGCGGGTATCGGCGTATCGCCCGGCCCGGGTTGGGGATCGGCTTCGGATCCATCGCTGCCGAGATCGACGAGTTCGTCCGTAGTTTCCTTGCTCATCGTTGCTCCTTGTTGGTCCTTGAATCGCTACCAGCCTATGGCCAGGTAGGCGCCAGACGTTGAAATGGCGCTTCCGTAGCTGATGGTGGCGTTCGTCTTGGTGATCGAAGTTGTCGTCACAGCGATACCTTGGGAAGGATTCACGGGCCATACAGCAAAACACCGCGTCGGGAAGGCCATCGGAAAAGTCACGGTCGTGGCTGTGCCGCCGTTAAATGTGAAACCGCCGAGTACCAACCACCAACCGCCCGGAAGACGCTGATAGGGAGAGATGCCGGACATGCTCTGATTGGCTCCCTTGAAAGCATCGTCCAGCTTCTTCGCCGTAAGCGCCAGAGCATCGTCCGTGAGGCCCTGCGCGATAGCCGTCGTGGCGATCTGGATGATTCCTTGGACGGTCTCGCTGGCCTTGTCCACGGCGTGGGAGTGACCGTTGGTCTGGACTGCGTTGGTGCTGGTCGCCGTAATCTGCGCCGGCGTGCCCAGCGTCAACGTCCGATTGGCCGACAGATCCCCGCCGCCGGTCAGGCCATTCCCCGCGATGAACTGGCGGGCGGCATCGGCCTTGAGACTCAGCGCTGCACTCAGCCCCGCTACGCGAGCGATGTCCGATTGCGCAAAGACCAAATTTCCGGTGTCGAGCGTGGTTGAGACCGTATCAAATGCGGAAACGGGCTCCACCACCCAGCCAGAGGCCCAGGCTTCGACGGTGGCCCCGGGGCTATTGAACTTTACCTGGACCTCCGCGACAGTGACGGCCGGGTAACCCCATTGTTTCGTCAGATCTCCCAGCCAAACACACGGGGTGAGCCCATCGGCATCAAATCCAAAGCGGATCGGGATATCGAGGTACGTATTGCCCGTCACGATCGTCGCAGTCGGGTTATCCCACACCTTGGTGCTTCGCGCGTAACCGCCAATCAGGAACGAAGTGAGCTTATAGCCGGTACCGTACTCGTACACCTCGACCCGCATGCGAACCATCGAATTTTTGCCTACGGCCACGGGCGGTAGCTTGATCTTGAAAGCGCCAGTAACGGTTGCGGCATTCGTAGACCATCCCGCGCCATCAGGCATCAGCAGATGCACATTCCTAGCCGACGCATTATCGACTCCGAAAAAGCGGCCCACAGCAGAGCCGTTCCCGAGCGTGACGGGCCCAGCCATAGTGCCCCCTGCCAGCGGCAGCGCTTCGATGTCGCTCAAGACCTGACTGGGCGTCCGGGGAATCATCGCCGCCGTGCCATTACCGGACAGAAAGGACCCGGTCGGCACCGTCGCCACACCCGTTCCGCCGCGCGCGACAGCCAGCGTGCCCGCCGAGGCCTTGCTCATGTCCAGCCCGGTCACGTCGAGTTCGACATTGCCCGAGCCGTCGAACGTCGCCGCCGCGGCCGTGGCGCCGCCCTTAATGAGGAAGGTCCGGCCGGCGGCGAGCTTGGTCGCCGTGGCAGCATTGCCGACCGCCACCTGGCCGGCCGCAGTCAGCCGGCCCTTGGCGTCGACCGTAAACGTCGCAATCTGATTGGCGTTGCCATAGGTGCCCGCGCTCACGCCGCTGTTGGCCAGCGTGAGGGGAAGCGAAAGATTCGCCGAGCCGTCGAACGAGCCCGAACCCGTTGCATCTCCAGTCAGCGAGACGGTGCGCGCCGTCGCCAATTTCTGCGCGGCGCCCGCCGTCAGGCTGGTCGCCGTGCCCGACAGGCGCGCGACCGGCACGGTGCCGGACTTCAGGTTCGAAGCGTTGAGATTCTGGAAGGCGTAGCTCAGCGCGTCGTACCCTGTCGCCAGGAGAGGCCGGCCCGTCACAGCGGCCAGGGCGTCCAGCTGGTTGTACAGCCAGGCCAGGCGCTCGTCCGTGGTCTGCTGGACCTTGTTGAATTGTTCCACCGACGGAGGGATCGACCCAATATAGGCCCAGCCAGTCTTGTACTGCAGGTCAGTGATGCCCTCGGTCAGGCCGCTCTGGGCCCAGGTGATCTTGAAGAGATCGAAAAACGTGGGGTCTGCCATCAATAGATACCTCGCGCCAGCACGCCGACGCCAAAGCCATAGAAACCTTGCTCGCGGAAACCGAACGGCTTCTCGGTCGAGCCCGTGATTAATTGCACGCCGACGCCGGCAGCCTGGGGCACCCATTTGTAGGGGTTGGCCATGAGCGGATCATTGGGTCCCGGTATGCGGCTCACCCAGATCCGGATCTTGGCGTTGCCCACGTTCTGCACGATCACCCGATCGACATCGAAGATGGGCTTCAGCGATCGAGAGATCTCCGGAATGGTGCCGTGCCCGTTGTTGAGCGCGATCTTCCAATACAGCAGCTTCCGGTACTCCGGATCCAGCAAGGTCGCTGACCCAGCCACGGGCCTCTCGTTGGTCCGGCGAAAACGAGCTTCGCCAAAGCCGCTGACGTTCGGTTGCCCCTGAAACCCGAAGAAGCGCACATAGATCGCTTCGTCGATGACGCGAGGCAGTCCGACTATCTCCCCGATGCCATCCAGCTGCTTGCCCACAGCCGTCTCAAGCCAGCGATTCTCATACAGTGCCCTCAGAGCACCTTGCAGGCCCTGCGCCGGTTTCAACAGCGCTTTGACCAGCGCCTCCAGGCGTGGCGCACCCTGAAACTGGCCCGGCCAGTGCCCCCACGCGATCTCGGCGTGGTCCTGTTCGAGATCCATCAGGTCACCTCGATACGAGACAGGTCAAAAGCCGCGACCTGAAAGTCCTGAATGGCCACGTTGGCGTCTTTGTAGTCCGCCGGCTGGGGCGCGAAGGCCGGATTAGTGGAGGCGGCCAGACGAAGATCGACCGAAGCCAAGCCGGGCGTTCGAAAGATCGCGCCGTACAGGCGCTGCAGGATGACGTCCTCGCCGATGGTGAGCGCCTCGCCCGCGGCGGCCAGGTTCTCGGCAATCTCCTGGAAGCCACCCGGGGGGAACGCCTGCTCGGAAGGCGGCAGAAGTGTCGTGACGCAGCGAGCCCAGATGAACACGCGCTCCGGCCGATCGAAGCGAATCGGCTGGTCAGCGCCTTCATCGTCCTTGACGATCACCAGCTGCTGTCCGTGCGTGTCGATACCGCCAGCCACAACCCGGAAAATGGCCTCCGCAACCTCGTCGTCCAGGCCACCATCTACGACGACGTGGATACTGTGGGGAGGCCGGCCCTGCGCATCCGGCTCGTCTGCCTTGTTCTCGAAGACCTTCACCGTGCGCACGCCGGTCACGCGATCGCGGACATTGGGCGCAATGCTGGGTCTGGTCGCGGCGCCCAAGCGAAACAGGCCCGTCGGATATCGCGCGCGCAGCTCGGCGGCGTTCTCCGCGAGGCGCCCGGCCACGCCCGCCTGCAGGTTGGTCACGGCGTCCCAACCGTCGACTTGCGTGACAATCCCATTGAGATCGCCCACTGCTGCGCCCTCTGCCGATGCCTCCAAACTTTCAGCCAGGCCAGGCGAGCCCAAGCGTGCCAGCTCCAAGCCAGTCGACCAGGTAAATGCCGCGGCCACGCGCCCATCGGTTTGAATGCGTACCGATGCTCCATCGCTGGACACATCGAGACCACTCATAGAGACGGCTGCAACCAGGCCGGCAAGCACCTGCGGCAAGTTGGCGGTCGGACCGGTGGAGTATGTGTACGGCACGCCGTTGATCGACACCTCGTAGATGGTGTTCACCAACACGCGAGGCTGCAGCACCAGATCAGCGGCCCGGCCCGCGATAATTTGTACCGGGCCGGCCAAGGACCACAGATTCTGGCTGACGCGGTGGCGAATCTGCGCGCCTGCTTGGACCTCCGTCCCCGGGGAACCATAGAGCACAACGTATGCCCGCGACTTTTCGTCACGGTAGCGCTGCACTCCCGTGAAAGACACGGCGCGGTCCAGCGACACGCCGGTGGCCGAGCCGGGATACATGGACAGGTAGACCCCCTCCATTTGCTCCCACAGGTCCGCCTGGCGCTCGGCAAACGTGTCTATCAGGAGGCCGGTAATGCTGTCCGGCCGAGTTTCCACCTCGCCACTAAAGCCGGCAGCGAGCATCCTGGCTCGCAGGTCAGCCACGATCTCCTGTCGGATCTCCGGCAGGCGCGGACGGACGAACCCGTCCGGTGTGACACCGTAGGCCATAGATACCTCTGAAAAAAATGGGGGTTAGCTGGAACGGAGGTCGAGCACGCGGCTAACGCGGCCGGTTTCTGTATCCGCCTGGTACGTCACGCGCAGGATGCGCTCGCGGCGCTCGACTGCCAGGTCGAAGCTGACCACGCGCTGTACGCCCGGCACCGCCAAGATCCGGCTGCGCAACACGGCCTCAATGCGGGCCCGGTCAGGGCTCTTCACCAGAACCTCCTCGAAGTACGGCACCCCAAAAGAGGTATCGAGAAACCACTCGCCCAGGAAGACCTGTAATGTGACGTTGATCTGTTGCGCGATGCGGTCGGCGCCGTCGATGAATGCGGCACGCCCCAGCAAGTCCAGGGCCAGGTCATGATCCGAGGAAAGTGCGAGATCCAGAGCCATTACACAGGGTCCTCCGTGACACCGCCCATTCCGTTAGGATGCTTGTGCGTGTCCCCTACGTCCCTGCCGTTGTGCGTCAGGGAGCCATTGCGAAAATTCACGTTGCCGTCGATGTTGATGGTCGCGCCGGCGCCTCCGCCCGAGCCATCCATACCCTGCGTATAGGTAAGCAGCCCGTTGACAGTCACCTTGCTATCGAAGACTGTCTCCTCGGCGATCACATGCTTGCGGGGTACCCTGATGGTTAGGGCGCCATCCGGGGCAATCTTCATCGAGCCCGGCCCGTACTCGATGCTGACATTCTCGGTGTCGGCCTGGCCGACCCCGGGTCGCACAACAGGCGACGCGAAGGCATCCGACAGATCGAACTGTCGCGGGTCGTCCGGCGGCCCGTTGTCTCCGGCCAGCCAGTTCTCCAGCGACCGGGCCGAAAAGGACAAGGTGATAGGATCACCGGGCTTCAGCGGCACAGATATCAGCGCCCGCGCGCCGTTCACGTCGCCCACCGGCCAGCACACGGGCACGCGGACGATCTGGGGCGCGCGCAAAACCTCGCCGTTGGCCAGGCGCTTCGCCAGCGCCGGCCGGGCGGTGACGAACGTCCCGTCATAGGAGACTACCTCGCCCGGCAACGTTGTATAGACGTCGGCCAGCTCGCCAGCGATGAGCGCCTTGATGGCCGATATCGGGTTCTTCATGGCTTTTCCTTTGAATTCTTCGCTGGGGCACTCCGGTCCACCAGTTCCAACTCGGTCATCCAATCACCGCCCTCGCTATCCCCCGTGTGGCGCAGTGCGTCGACACGCAGGAACGCCTGCACAGTCCGACTTTCCAGCTTGACCAGGTCGCCGGGGTTGATCGTGGGAAGCAGAAGAGAGGTCACGCGCCAGCCGTCGCGCTGCTGCTGCGCGCTCACCAAGTTCACGTCGTCGCCGGTCTTCTGGTCCCGGACCCTCGCTTTTTCCCGAGCCGCCTCGCGCGTTCGCTCCGGAGATCCGATCAGTCCCGTGTCAGCGGCCAGCACCACGGCCTGGCGCCGCGTCGTGCCGCGACGTTGGACAACCTGCAGCTGCTGGTTCTGGATCGACCATTCCAGGCCCGTGCCCTGCGTCACCTTGTGCAGAGCCGTCCGCGCCGCGCCGTAGAAGGAGAAGCCTTGATGCCAGCGGCGGTCCGGCACGTCATCAGCCATTACCAGCGGCAGACCCATCTGCCGGGCAATGTCGCGGATGATGGCGCTGGCCTGGGCGCCTGGCCCGAGCCCGATCGACACCGCAGTGTCTCGCAGCTCAACGTGGCCATCCCTCACAGTGAGCTCCGTGATCACGTCCGGAAGCTCGTACTTCGTATAGGCAAACACCACGCTGCCCGCAGCCATGAGCAGGGCCCCCTGCTCCTCAGCGTAGCCCGCATACAGCACACATCGCAGCCCGGGCTCCTCCAGAGCCTTGCGAGTGGCCGGCGCCAAGTTATAGATGCGGATCGTGTAGTCGTTGGGCTCTTCCTCCGCATCTTTTGCAATGTCAAACGTGATCCGGATCGGGCGCACGATCTCGATCCCCTTTGCCCCGCTCTTGCCGACCACCAAACGGTAGACTCGGTCAAAGCGCGCCATTGGCTACCTCCTCGGCGTCCAAATAGACGAACGCGACATCGCCGGCGGGAAGTGCGCGGCGACTGATCGTGTCCCGGCGGTCTGGCGCCAGCGCGACCAGCTCGCCGGCCGGAACCGCAAGGTGGCGATATTGGGCAAGCAATGGTGTACCCGGCACCACGGCGAGTCCCGCGACAATGACTTCGTTGTAGGCATTCTCGATCGAGAGGGTCCACAACTCGGCCCCGCTGTTCCAGGACAACCGCAGGAAGTAGGTGACGCCCTCCAGCTCCATCTCGGTCAAGCTGTCGTTGGCGTCCAAGACTGGTATCTCAATCATTTTCCCCACTCGATTCTCTTATTGAGTTTCGTGCGCCGCTGCTCACTGACCTCGGTGCCATTCGTCTTTCCCGCATTGGTCCGAGTTTGCCCGGCCTTGCCTGTGGCCGTGCCTGACGTCTTCTCCGGTGGAATGTCCGCCTGGCGTAGCGTCACCTTCCTTATCTTCTTGAACGTCGCAGAAATATCGAATCGGTCACCACCATCGCTCGTCCGACCGATATCACACGTCTCCATGACAAAATCGGCATACACGTCCAGGCCCGTGGTCACTGTGATTGGGAGGCGATCCGCATGGATCTTCCGCAGCGCCTCCTTCGTGCCGATCAGCTTAGATCTGCCACCCGTGCCAGAGAACAATGACACCGTGGCAGCCGTCACCCAGCCGTCTATAGCAAGGACCTCCGACTCCTGCACCACATGGTCGGAAACCGGCGGGCCGTCCTCGACGGCATACTCCGTCGCTCGACTGTTCAGCGAGGTTTTCTCGCTGAGCAGCGCGTCAAGCGGAATCACCCCAATGCTGCTACCGCCACCCCACCCAAAGATCATGGACACAAAATTCATGCCGTCCCCCTACCGTGGCGCTTCGACGCCGGTCACAAAGAAGCGGTCCAGCGCCTCAGCCCCGCGCCGCATGCCCTCGTTCACCCCGCGCGCCGTCGCCCCGGCAATCGAGGCAGGATCCGCGCCCGGGGCTGTGACGGTGACCGCCGCGATTTCGTTCTTGATGGTGACCAGTCCTCGGGCCGAAGCCCCACCCGCACGCTGAACGGAGGCCGCGTCCACCTGGGGATAGGCATTGCCCATGATCGGAGTAAGCCAAGGGGCCTTCTCCCGAAGCCAACCATTCACGCCACCCATGGTCTTCGCCATGTTCTCGTCGCGCAGCGACTCCGGCAACAAGCCCTCGATGCCACGCTTCGCGGCACTGAGCTTGTCCATGACCCACTTCTGAATGGCTTGGCCGATCTGCTCGATCTTGGCGATCATCCGGCCTCCGATGTCCGAGAAGAATTTCCACAGCCCGTCAAAAGCATCCCGCCAGTGCTTGACCGCCCCGTCCCAGTCGCCGGTGAAGGCTGCAACCACCCCTTTGAAAATGCCCTCCCAGAACGCCCAGATGGCCTTGATGTACTCGATGACGGGCTCCATGAAGGTGCCCTTAGCCATAGCGGTAATGCGACCCCAGGACCTGGAGAACAGACCCGTGATCCTGGCCCACTGCGACCAGATCAACCATAGCCCGGCCGCGACAAGCGTCACGACACTACCAATGGGCGTCATCGAGAAGGCGCGCCACAGTAGCGGCACGGCAGTTCTCGCCAGGAACATGATCAGCCCCCGGACGGGTGAGAGAATGCGCCAAAGGCCATAGGCCAGCACTGCGATCGTCCCCCACTTCTTGATCCAGGGCCCCAGCTCCTGGCCGGCGCCGCCTAGCAGATCCTTGACGGCATTGAGCGCGGTCTTCACGGCCCCGATCTCCGCCTGCCATTCTTCCACCCGACCGATGAGTCCACCCAGGACCGATATGTCCCCACGCATCCAACCGAGAATGTCATCGCCGATCAGGTAGATCGTCGTCAGCACAGCGGCCATGCGCAGGAGCGGTGCCAGCGAGCGATTCCACATGGCAAGCATGCGTGCCGCCCCGGCCGGCCCGCGGCGCAGCGCCATAGCCGAGTCCAGGCCGATCGCCACGCGCGTGGCCGTCACCAGGGAGCGGATCAGCCCACCGGACTGAAACGTGGCCAGGCGCAGCCAGTTGCGCAGCGCCACCAAACCCCAGGCACCGCCCGTGAGGGCCAGCAGCTCCACGACCGTCGCGATGTTGTCGGCGAGGAACTCGATGCTCTTGGTCATGCCCAGCACCGCGGTGCGGCCGAAGGTCAGCGTCTTCCCGAAGAACCGTTGGAGGGCGTCATTCCAGACCGTCATGGCGTCGGCCATGGTGACTGGCATGTTCTCTGCCTCGACTCGCATCTTGGCCAGCTGCGACTGCAACGCCGGCAAGAATGTGTCCGTCGTGACTTTGCCCGCCTTCACCTGCTCCAGCAGAGCCGCCGTACTGATACCCAGCCCGTCAGCCAGGGCGATTTGCAGTCGCGGCGCAGCACGCATGAGCGTGGAGTACTCGTCCATGCCGAGCTTGCCCTGCATGATGGCCTTGGTCAGCGACGAAATCACCGACTCCTGGTCCTGGGCCTTCGTACTGGAAAGAGCCATGCCGAGGGAGAGGCCCTCGGTCACGTCGATCGTGTCCTGGGTGGTCTTGCCCAGGTCCGCCATGGTGCGCCGCGTACGCACAAACAACTCGGCGCTCGACTGATAGGACTTGTAGGTCAGCCTAGACACCCGGGCCAGATCCTTGTCGACCTCCGTATACTCACGCGCCGAGGCAGTTGCCTGGCGCATCCGTGCCTCCATCTGCCCCCAGGCGTCGATATCGTTCGATATCCTCTTTACCAGGGAAAACCCCAGATATCCAGCGATGATGCCGCGGAGGCCGGAGAACGCGCTGGCCTGCTCTTTGATCGCGCGCACGCCGTTCCACTGCGAGCGCGTCAGCCGTTCCTGGGCCTGTCGGGCGTCCTGCAGGCCCAACCGAAAGCCTTCCATGGCTCCGGCGCCCGCCTCCCGGACCACATGCAGCCCACCGCGGACACGGCCGATGAGACCGTTGTATGCCTGCTGGATCTGGCCCACGCGCGCCCGGGCGTCGGCAGCATCGACTGGGAAGGAAACGGGCCGCCCCACTTGGGCCGACGTGCGAGCGACCGACGCCGCTGTCGGATCCGACCACGGCGGCCGCGCAGGCGATACAGCAGGGCGAGGAGCCCACGCGCCCGGGTGAATACCCGCCCCTATCGTCGCCTCTCGCATAGCTCTGACGGCCTTTGCGCTCGTCGACGCCATCGCGACCTGGGCACTCTGGTAGGCGGCCTGATACCGCTTGAGGCCGGCCTCGTCCACCTGGTACCGCAAAAACGTCACCAGCTCGCGTACTACGCTCATGGTTCCCTCGCTTTCCTATCTGCCTGTGCTTGAGCGGCGTCCTGGGCGTCCATAAGCGCATTCAGCTTCAAGAGGTCCAGGAGGTCGACCTCGCCCCTATTGATCGCATCCAGGCTCACGTAGCGGGCCAGGATGGGTCGCCAGACGATCAGCTCTCGCTCGAGGGCGGGGTCAAACCGCCCGACAGGCTGGCCAGCCTCTCGCGGACCGGACCAAAGCGGCCGGCCCAGCGCGCCAAAGGGCCTGCGAAGTTGTGCTCCAGAATGTGGAAGAGCAACTCCAAGATCTCCGAGAAGTCGCCAAAGGCCATGTCCCGCTGCGCCTCGGAGAGTTTCATCGGCGCTCGCCCCGCCAGCTCGAATGTCACAAGCTCGGGATCAATCAGGCGCGAAGCCCAGCTGGCCAGGGCCTCGCCGCCCAGGCGGCTGGACAGATCCCTGAAAGCTGCCAACATAGCCGCCTCGTCCTGGGCCTGTTCCTGCCCGTCACCGCTGAAGACCGCCGTCAACAGCGAACCGGCTGCCGGCAGCACTTCCTTCTGGAGGTCGCCGAGCAGCTTCAGCTGTCGGAAGGCATCAAATCGGGAGATGTGGAAGATGGTGGTCCCGATGGTCACCTGCTTGGTCGCGCTCATCAGGTGTTGCCCCCGACCACGTTGACGGCCGGGCCCGTCTCGATGACCCATTCGCGCGTGCCTACCTTGGCCGCGTATGCGGCGTCCGGCTTTTTCACGACCCAGGCGGATTCAGCGGCGTGCAGCGAGGTACCGCGCAGGTCTGTCACGGCCACCGGCACCACGCCGTTGCCGTCGGTGCTGCGGTCGGCGTCGTGCAGTGCCGACAAGAGCGCATTGCCCGCGCTCGTCTGCAGCAGGGTCACAGTGATCCGCAGGCGCGAATCGCGCGACATCGAACGCGCGACCTCCCCGTCGGCCCCGGCGACGGAGGAGATCCCCTCGCCGATCTCGGCGACGGTCACGAAAGTGTCCTCGGCGAAGCCGGACAGCGCCACCGCGCCGATCACGACCTTCACCTGGCCAGGTGCATAGGTTTTCACAGACATGAAAAGCTCCCATTAAAGGAGTTGGTAGGTCAGATTGCCTTTGATCTCGGCAACATGGATCGCGCCCGCCAGCCGCCCGCTGAACTTCAGGTCGCGCAGGATGCGGTTCGCCTTATCGTTCGCAGAGATGCTGGCCGCACGCGGGTACGAGATGACGAAGCCCGGGATCTTCTTGCCAGCCTCGTCGATCTCGTCGGGCGCGATCAAGCCACGGGCCTGGCCGAGGAGCAGGGCCTTCCGCAGGCCATTCACGATGATCTGGATGCCGTCATCGGTAAACGGCACCTTGCCGTCGGCGTTGATGATCTGCGTGGCGACGTTGATCTTGACCTGCTCGGCCAGCCAGTCGCGGCCGCGGATGACGTCGATCCATTCGCCCGCGGCCACCTTGCCGTTCTGCGTGACGGCAAAGTTGCGCATCTGCTCGAACGTGTTGGCGTTCTTCGCGTGCGCAGCCAGCGCCTGCCCTTCGGCCAGGGAGTCGTAGGTGATTCCCGACAGGCGGGCATTCGCCCAGGTCTCGCCGCCGGGGTAATAGGTGAAGCGGTTGGCCGTAATGGCGGCTTCCAGCGCCTCGGCCTTGGCTTGGCCGTGGTACCAGACGTGCGTGCGGAAGTACTGCTTCTGCTGGCACTTCGACGCGATATCGGTCGACACCGCCGCGTCGATGATGCCGGCCTGGTCGCTGGACACACCGAAGAGGCGTTCGTTGGCCTCCACCCATTCCGCGGCGTCCAGGACGTCGGCCTCCTCGCGACTGGCCAAAGCCACACCGTACCAGTCGCCGTTTTCGCGCAGGCACTCGTTCAGCGCCACCGAGGGCGGCTCGGTGCTGGTGGGTGCGGCGAGTTGGAGGTTGCCCTTCACGGCGATCGCGACGGCCTGCCCGGCCTCGTCCGCCGTGACGGACACTTCGGCGCCCACCGCCACCGCGGTAACCGGCGCCGCGCCGGCGGTGATCGCCGCCACCAGCGCGGTCGCGATGGTCTGGGGCGTGTCGTCGGCCTGCGCGGTGACCGTCGCGTCCGCCGTCTGCACGTCGCCACCGGCGGCGCGCCAGGACAGCGAAATCGTGTAGTCCGACGCAGTCGCCCGGGTCACGGTCGCGCGGGACGTGTCCACCTGGCGCCGGCCCACAAACACGCGGGAGACGGTCGGGATCTGCTTGAATGCGTCGCGGATGGCGATATACAGGGGGTCCGTGGTCGCAATGCCCAGGTCGATCAGCTCGCCTGGCTCGGTGACCACCAGGACGCGGTTGACGGCCAGCGCGTGGGCGCCCAGCACCAGGACGTCAGAGAAATTCTGCTCCTTAATGGCCGTGGTGTTCAGCGAGATCGCCACATTGACGATCCGGTCGATTTTTGCCATGTGCGGCTCCAATAAAAAAAGCCGCCCAGGAGGCGGCCAGATGGCGAAGGCGCGTCGCGGCCGCTACGGCGCGGTCACGACAGTCGCGGAAAAGGGGGTTTCAATGGCAGGCGTCAGACCGCCTGTGGTGGTGACGGTGCCCGTCACGGTTTCGATGAATCCGACCGCCTCGGAGTGAGTCCGGATGTAGCGGATTCCCAGCTCCAACACGCCGCGCCGCTCGAATCTGGCGGCGTCGCGCATCACCGGGATGTTCTGCAGGCGGCCGATCTCATACACCGCCAGGCCCAGCGCCTCGGCGCGCTCTTCGTAGAGCGGGTGGCGGAGCCTCAGCGCCAGTTCGTCCAGGACGTCGTAGGTGGCAGGGCCGAAGCTCTGCAGCTCGACCGTGGCGTCATCGTGCTGATGCACCGGCTGCGCGCCATCGTCGTTCAGCCGACCGACTTCTGCAGCGCTGACTTTCGTCCAGCGCAGCGCCATGGCGATATATGGGCTGGATGGCCGCTTGCCATTCTCGTCGGCGAAGATGACGACCGCGCCGCCGGCGGCGGCCTCGATCAGCTCGAAAATGCGGTCTTCAGGTGCCATCGCGGTTCCATAAGTTGATTGTGCATCGATGGGACTATCGGCCACGCAGCGCTCGCGCGCACGCCGACTCGATGCCGCCCTACCCGGTGGTCTGGAATGCCCAGCCGGGCCTGGGGAGTCCTCCCGGACGCTTTGCCCCGTCCGGTCCCGGTCCAGACTACCGGGTCCTTGGGCTACTGCATTTCATCGGCGGCCAGCAGCACGGCCAGATAGCGGAAGTGGGGGAGCACGCCGGATTGCCAGGCCGAGACGCCCACCAGCAGATACTCGCCGGCCAACGGACCCTCGGCCCAGACCAAGCGATCGCCACCCGTCCAGTCCTGGCCGGCGACGGCCAGGTCGACGCTGGTGTAGATCCGGACCGCGGCGCGAACGCGCCTGCCTTCCGGGTGCGTCTGCAGCAGGTCGTAGTCGCCGGCCTTGGCCGGCTGAACGGACGCTTGAATCGTCCTGTCCGGACCGGGCGCGCCCTCTTGCCAGCGGCCGCGCTCGTACCGACCCGGAAGCCGCGTTCGTATCACCTGCGGTCGTCGAAAGCTCATGGGCTACACCTTCTCGTAGCGAATCGCGCCCACCATCAGGCCCTGGTCGATCAGCGGCACGTCGCTGCCCTTCTTCTTCACCGTCGACGGAGCGTTCGGCTTGGCCCATTTCTTGGACTGCTGGACGTGCTCTTTCTGGTGCTTTTCCGCGAACGTACCCAGCTGGTCCAGGGCCGTGTCCACGCCCATGCGCCCGTCTTGGACGGCGCCGGCCATTCGGTCCATGGCCTTGCCCAGCGCCTCGCCGTTCTTCTCCGCGAAATCGCGCACGAACGGCCGCGCAGGTATATGCTCCGTGCCGAATTCGTTGTAGATGGCGATATCGAGCAGGTCGGCGCCGGTGTCTGGGTCCTTGCCGGCGTCAGCCTGAATCCCGACCTTGACTCCTCGGCCGTTGATCGCCTTGGCCAGGCGCACATGCGCGGCCAGCCCCTTGTCGATGGATTTAACAGACACGGGGGGTGCTCCTTACCGTCGCCGCGCCAACACGGCACAGCCGCGCCAGCCGCTCGTACTGACTGCGGAAGCCCGCCGGATCTTCGGCGCCCTCAACCCGGCCGTACGTCCGCTGCAGGTCGCCTTCCTTCTCGCTGACCACGCCGGGGCGCGCCAGGACGCCTTCCGCTTCCGCGGCGCGCTGCTGCTTGATGCCGTAGAGCAACCAGGCGGCGTACCAGAGCTGGGCCTCGTCCTGCTTCTTCGCGGGAAGGCACGCCGGCCGGTAGTCGGCAGCCATGGCCAGCGCCCGCTCCTTGTCCTGGACCGACATGGAGGCCACCGCCGGCGCCAGGAAGTCCAGATCGTCGGCAGTGGCCGCCATGGTTACTGCTCCGAGGCGCTGGCGCCGTTCTGGTCACCGCCGTCGGCCTGTTCCGCGAGGCTGGCCTTCAGGGCCTCGTACAGGCCCTGCAGTTCCGCCTTGCTGGCCGAGGGATCGTATTGCGCGCCCTGCTCATCCAGCCACTTTTTGAGATCGGCAACCTTCGTCGGCTCCTTGGCGCCGTCCGGGGTGTCGTCAGCGTTTCCGCGCTTCTTGGAGGCCTTGGCCTCCGGCGGGGCCTCCGTTTCGACCAGCAGGCCACGGTCGATCAGGTCCTTGACGCCGCGGACCCCGACGTCGACCGCGGCGGCCTTCGTCGGAGCGATCACGGTGTGGCCGCCGATGTTGATGACGGCCTTGGAGGTGTTCACGAAATAACGCATCAGATTTCCCCCTTCGCCAGCGAGAGCGGGTAGTAGACGACCACCCCACCGGCGCGCGCCAGGCAGGGAACCACCAGCTCCAGGCCGCGCGCCTGCGCCGCCAGCTGGTTGAACGGCATGGGCAGTTCCATGGCGAGGTTTTCCTCGCTGTACTCGTAGGCCATGATCAAGTCCTTGCCACCGGCACCGGCGCCCTTGAACTCGGACGCGCCCATGATTTGCAGGCCAGGGTGCTTGTCCTGGAAGAATTGCCCCACCGTCTTTCCGTTCGTGTCGGGCACGCGCAGCGAAAAGATGCGGCTGCGATGCTCGGTCGGCATGACGATTCGAGTCGGCGTGTGGATGTCCTTCGACTGGTTCGGCACCGCGTCGTAGATCATGTCCAGGTCGGCGAGGATCTGGTCAGCAGTCGTGGCAGGATTCAGCCAGTCGCCATGCAGCCCCACCACCAGCGGGACGTTCGGGTGGTTCGTCAGGCCATACAGGCCGAATTTGGTGTCCCCCACGAGCGCCATCTGATTCAGCTTAATCTCGACGGCCTTGCGTGCAGCCATCGACTTGCGCGTCGGCAGGTCGGTGCGGTTGGCCGCGGCGGCGCGCAGCTCCATGACGCTGTAGCCGTAGGAGTCGCCGATGTTCTTGATCTGGGCGACCTTTTCCTCGCCCTTGACGTCGGCGCGCGGCAGGTCGTCGGCATAGTTGGCGACGATCTTCGCCATGCCGACCTCGTCGAACATGGTGTATGTGAAGGTTTCCGCCCATTCGGGCACCTCGGTGGAGATCGGCACCAGCTGCAGGCCGATCATCGGCGGCAGCTTCTTGTCGTAGGTGCGCGTCTTGACGTAGTCCAGCTGCCGCGCGGTGTAAAGGCCTTCGTCCTCGCGCATGCCGGCCAGCGCCACGACGATTTTTTTGACGGCCGGCAGGTCAGCCTCGTCGTAATGCTCGTGTTTGTCCATGGTGTTCCCAATGAAAAAGGCCCCTTGCGGGGCCTTGGGTTAGTCGGTTGGGGCTGGCCGTTTAGGGCGCAGCCGGGGCCTGCGCGAACGGCGCATGCAGCTCGATGAGGGCGATCTTGCCGCCGGCGACGTCGACCGCGCCGGAGCGGAACACCGCGTTCGGCACTGCCGTGGCGCCATCGTCGGAAACGGTGCCGTCAGCTGCGCACTTCACCGGGCCGTCTTTGGTAACAGCGCCGCCGTCGGTGACCAGCGCCCAGGCGCGGCGCACGCGCAGCACGCTGACCGCGTCGAACTCGCGATAGCCGCTCTCACGGGGGATGGTGTGGGTATGTAGGGCCAGGCCGCGAATGCGGGTGCCGGGGCCGGCGACAATGCGGTCGCCCGTGGTCTCGCCCACGATCACCCCGGGCCGGATGTTGCCGGCGGCAGCGCAGGTCTCGACGTCGTCGTAGCCCAGATCCGCCTTCATACCGGCGTAGGCAACGTCCATGCGGTCGTCATAGATGGGGGGCATTATTCGCCTCCTTTCTTCAGGTTCGAGAGATAGGCGTCGCGGGCCGATCGGGCCGACGCCGGCTGATCGGCGCCGTCGGCGCGTTGCTGGCCGGCGCCCGCCGGCTGCTGGCCGACCATCTGGCGCCGTTGCTCCGCCACCGCGTCCTGGCGCGCCTGGGCGTCGCTGACGGCCAGGTCGAAGGCCGCCTCGACATAGCCGTCGGACTTCCCCGTCAGGTCGAAGGAATCGCCGCGGATGGCCTTGATGACGCCCTCGCGCAGCACGCGGTCGGCGGTGTCGGCCTTGAAGTCGACGTTATGCTGGGTGGCTGTGGCCTCCAGCTTCACGCGCGCCAGCGCGGCGCCGTGGGCGTCCTGGCGCGCCTTGGCGATGTCCGCCTCGGCCTGGTCGGCACGTGCCTTCTCGCTGTCGGCACGCGCCGCTTCGGTGTCCGCCTTGATGTTGGCGGCTTTCACCTCGGCGCGCAGGCGCTCCAGCTCGTTCGCCACTTCCGGCGCCGCGTCATACGACAGGCCGGAATCGAGGCGGATTTTGACCATGGTCATGTCATTTTCCTCTTCGGTTTTCGTTACGGCGTCTGCCGCGTCCAGGTTGAGCCGCGCGTTGCCGGCGCGGCCGCGTTTCACCACCGCCAGGTGGTTGTATCGAATGTTCCGCTGGACGGCGTCGTAGCGTTCGCCGTCGGGCGAGACGCCCGGCGTTTCGTCCAGCTCGAGCTCATAGCCCAGCGACAGTTCCTTGTTGCCGGCATCCACGGGCCCGGTGTCGAAGATATGAATGTCCCCGACCATGTTCTGGCCGTCTTGTCGACCGGCGGATAGCGCGGTACCGACAATGTGCTGGCGCACGTTCTTGGCCGTGACCTTGCCCGGGTGCCCGTCGGTGATCGGCTTGCCGCGCAAGCTGGCCATTGAATCCGCGTTGAACACCTCATCCGGCGGCCGGTACTCGCGCCGAACCTTGCCAGCTCCGTCCCGGTATTCAAAGACGCCGGTACGGGTCAACACCGGCGTGTCGACAAGGTAACCCTCGTCCGTCCGGGTCGCCTTCAGCGGCGCCCGGTCATATCGCATTGCCATGGTCTTCCCTCAATGAACGATCAGCGCGTCCAAGTCGTCGAGCGCCGGAAGGATCGCTTCAGCCCAGCACCGGCAGCGGATCGGCTTGCCGGGGTGGCCGTCGGTGGGCGGCTTGTCCCATTCGAACTCCTGCCCCTCGCGGGCGACATGCTCGTCGCGCTCGCGCTCATCCAAGACGCCGCGCCACCGGTATTTTTTGACACCGATGTTGGTTTGCCGGTATTCAGTCAGGTCGCCGTTCAGCTTGCCAATCTGGTCGCGGGCGATCAGTTCCGCTCGCTTGCGCGGCAGGTCGTAGGTGCTCCTAATCTGCGCGGTCATGTCGCGTAGGGACGTTCCCTTGCGCACCGCCGCCACCACGCGCCCGTGAAGCGTGTCCAGATACTGCTCCGGAATGGACTTGATCAGGCCGATGTTCTCGGCCTCCCAGGGGAGCAGGATCTTGGCCAGCCGCGGCTCGGCTTTGAATACGTCGACCCCATACGCCCGGCGCAGCAGCCGGTGGTACTGCTCCTTGTTGTACTTCTCGACCCGCCTGGCAACCATGGCGACCAGGCCCTGCGCCGTGCCGTCGGCCACGGTTGCCGCGCCGAGGGCATCCATGAAGGCGCGGCGCAGCGACTCGAACCAGCCATCGTCGCCGGCCGGAGTGTTGCGCAGGTCATCCTGACGCAGTACCTGCGGCAGCACCGGCAACACATGCGTGGCGACGGCCTCAATAGCCGCCTCCGCCGTGATCCGAAGCGCCCGGGCGTAGTCCTGCTCAGCGGCCAGCGGATAGCGCCATTGCTTAGGTGGACGCGGCGTACGACTTCGCCGACTCGCCGCTGGCGTCGGGGGTGAGGCCATAGAGCCCTTCCTGTTTCATGAATCGGACCGCCTGGTCCTGGCTGAGGCCGTTGTCCACGGCCGCGCTAAGGGCATCCATTTCGCGGGCCGACGCCTCGGCGTTAGCCTTGCGGACTTCGGCTTCCTCTTTCGCCGTGGCCGGCTTGAGCGGCGGCCAGACAATAGACCAGGCCTCGCCCTGCGCGGTACCGACACCCTCCAACGACCGCTGCGCCCTGATCAACGACACGATGCGCTCCAGCGCGGGGTTCAGCTTGATCCCGCGGCCCATGGCCACCGTGTTGTAGAACCCCTCGAGGTCACCGTCTCCGGTGGCGTTCAGGCCTGCGGCTGACCGCCCGAACAAGACGCTCGCCGGATAGCCGGCCTCGGCTGACACCGCTATCTGAAATTCGGCCAGCGTGTCCTTCACCCCGCCCATGTCGGAGCTGAGGATCGTGTAGTCGTCCTCGGAGTCCACCGCGACGCCGTTGAGGGCGTTGCGCACGGAATCGACCATTTCCACCCGTTTTCGGATGGCGGCCTCCAGTTCCGCCTCGATCGCCTCGGCCAGGCCCTTCATCTTGTGGACGGCCTGCTGCTTCTTCTCCAGCAGCCGCAGCGCCCAATGCAGGCCCTCGCTATAGCGCCGGATGGCACGAAAGGCCCGGGTCACCGCCGGGCGGCCGGCCCAAGGAATACCCTTCCGGTTGAGCTTCGCCGGCAGCGGATCGCCCGGAATCTCGATAAGCCGGCTTTCGTGCACGAAAAACTCGGCCGACGGCACTCCCGCCGCCTGCGTGCGCACGCGGTACAGCTCGGGCATGCCGTAGTTGGCCTCGTTCGGATCCGAATAGCGGCTCTCGGTGGCCGATATGTCGTCCAGCGTGAACACCTTCAGCTCGAGCAGCTGGTCCAGGGCCTCCAGATTGAGCGGGTCCCGCAGCGCCCGCCCATCCCTGGCGATGACCACGATGGCGCCACCGCCGGTCAGGCGTGCCCACCGCCACCCATCGGCGAGCGCCGGCAGCGCCTTCAAGCGGTCCAGCTCTCCGTGCACGCGGTCGTCGCCCGCGATCTCGACGCCGCGAGATACTGCCGTGTCGGGAATCATGTCCACCACGCGCGCTGGCAGGCCGCCCTCGGCGTACATCGCCATGTCGTCCAGAGCGCCGAAGCCGACCCCGGCCGCATCGAGCATGGCCGGGCCCAGCACGGCGCTAAGGTAGCCGTCTTGGTTCATCATGTGCTTGCCAGCGCCTGGAAGCGCCCTAGGTTGCTGCCCGCGGTGGCGAGCATGTCGTTAATCGCATCGACCATCGGATCTACCTGGTCGTCGTGCGCGTGGGTGTCATCCGCCGTGAAGGCCTCACATTCGGCCACAAAGTCGGCTACCCAGGGTGCCTCCTCAGGGATACAGACAAGGCCGGCCTCCAGGTAACTCTGGACGTCCATAAGCCGCGTGAGCTTGTCCCTGTCGCGCCCCACGCCCTTGACGGGTATCCGCCCGCCGGCGCCGATCTCCTGAATCAGGCCAGTGCCGCTGGACTTGTCCTCGATGAGGAACTGTCGGAGCGGCGCCGACAGCTTCGGGTTGAACGGCTTGTTCTTGGCCCAGAAATCCAGCGCCCGCCGCTTGAGCTCCGGCGCTTGCCATTTGCCGCGAAGCAGGTCCAGCAGGTACAGCTTGCCGTCGTCGCCCAGGCCCCAACACTCGAAAACGCTGTAGTCGTTGCGTTCGGCCGTCTTTTGGGCCGTGTCGGCAAACACCTTGCGCGCGATGATCCGCGGCGGTACCGCGTACCGGCCGAACCAGGCGCCCTTAATCAGGTCGCCACCCAGCGGCGCCGGGCGTTGCTGGTACTGCGCCGAGAACACGTACCGACTGACGCGCCCGCCCTCCTGGTCTGCGCCGGCGCCTGCCTCCATGGCGAGCAGCTCGGCCAGCGGCTCCTTGTAGGGCCAGTAGCTGAAACGCCCCTTCTCGTCGCGGACGCTCCGATCGACCTTCGCCTGCAGCTCGGCCGGCAGGCCAGCCACATATGAATCATCGATCAGCGCCGGGATGACGACCTGTTCCCAGTCCGGGCCCAAGTTGCCGGCCTCAATAAAGCCGGTCACGTCCTCCTGCGCCAGGCGCTGCATGATCACGATGATCGGCGTGTCGGGGTTGGCCCGACGGCTTTTCACCGTGGCGATCAGGTCGCGGTTCGCTTTGGCGCGCCGCGGCTTGCTGTAGGCGTCGCCGACCTTCAGCGGGTCGTCGATGACGATGGCGCCCTGCCACCCTTCCGCCATATGGCCGGCGCGAAAGCCGGTGATTTGGCCGCCGAGCGATACCGCGTAGACACCGCCAGCCTTGCGGCCATCGACCTCGATGTTCCAGCGCTTCTTGCTCTTTGCGTCCGCCGCGACCTTCAGCGGCCACAGTTCCTGAAACTCGTCCGACTGGACCAGTTCCTTGGCCGTCTGCGAGTTCAGCAGCGCCAGATCGTCGGAGTAGCTGATGTGCAGGAACCGGGCGCGCGGGTTCAGCGCCAGGCCGCGGGCCATCAGGTTTATGGCCACCAGCTCCGTCTTCGACGAGCCTGGCGGCACGTTGATGACCAGGTTCTTGATGCGGCCGTCGATGACGCCCTGCACCTTTTCCGCGATCAGCTCATGGTGCCAGTTGACCCGGAACTTGATGGCCTGGCGGTGCTTGAAGAAATACCGGCTGAAAAACAGGTGATCCCGCTCGCACATGGCCTTGGCCGTGGCGCGCAGGACAGCCGGGTCAATAGTCGCCGGTGAGCTTGGCGACGGCGGCGGCGACTTGTGTTTCATCGACCACCACCGTTTTCTGTTCTATCGGGCCGCCACCCAGCCCGGTATGCTCCCGCCGGTTCGTAAACGCGCCGCCAACCTCCTTGGCGGCCTGCTCCAACACGCCGGCCGCGCCGACGATGTTCCCGCGGCTGATGTGCCGCTCATAGATCCTGCCCAGCGCACGCAGGCGGAACGCCTGGTCGGCGATAGGGATCTCGGCCACTTCCTCCCGGAAGCGCTTGCGCGTGGCGTGGAACAGATCCACCCACTTCTTGGCCAACCCTTTCTGTCCTGCTGCCTTGGTGGGATCGTATTGCGCCACCTGCGTGCGGGGCACGTCAAGGCCAAACTCGTCCTTGACCGCCTCCGCCACTTGGCTGGGCGTATCCCAGCAGGCCAGGGCTTGGACGATGAAGCCTTTGTGCACATCTGTGAGCTTCGCCATGCTCTCCACCGCCGCCTATGTTACAAAATATGCACTACGTACGAGGCCAAGTTATGCGACCACCTGAGTTCGAAGCTCCGTCCTTCAATTGCCCGCATTGCCGAGCATTTGCCGCCATGGCTTGGAACGTCTTATGGCGACACACGGGTGATTGGGAGCAGCTTTCCTTTTGGGTCGCTGAATGTGGTGCCTGCAAGGCCTTCTCGTTCTGGGAAGTGAAGGACAACCCGGATGACTGGATGGAGGTCAACCCAAGAAAGCTGGGGGATATGGTCTATCCCAACGTTGTGGCGGCGCCGGTGCGTCACCCTGATCTCCCCGAAGCTTGCTGGGAAGACTACGAGGAAGCGCGACAGATTGCAGGGCTATCTCCTCGCGGGGCGGCGGCTCTACTGCGCCTGGTGGTACAGAAGCTGTGCAAGGAACTCGGGAAGTCGGGAAAGAACATAAATGAAGACATTGCGTCGCTGGTCAAAGACGGTCTCCCAGTCCGCGTCAAGGAGGCCTTGGACATTGTCCGGGTCTCCGGAAATAATGCCGTTCATCCGGGTACGCTGACGCGAGATGACCACGCCGCGCAGGTCAATTCCCTGTTCATGCTCGTAAACATCGTTGTGGACCAAATGATCACGCAACCCAAGCAAATCGCGGCAATGCATGCGGCATTGCCGCCTAGTGCCCTTGAGGCGATCAAGCGACGCGACGGAGTCTAGGCCGCCTTCAGACAGCACCCGCACGCCCGAGCAATGTCCAGCCGCGGCACGGCCGGAGCAGCTCTGGCGGCCGCGGCCAGCCGCCGGACATCTGCCGACGGCCCATATCGGGCTACCACCCCCACGAATTCCTCCACGTCGTGCCCGACGATGCGCAGCTTGGGCCGGCCCTCCTTGTCGAAGGCCGGCGCGCCGAAAGGGTCTCGTGCCTGGCCGAGGTGGTAGAGCTCATGCTCAACCAGCGCGCAGAATTCGCCGTCGCTGCAGCTCAAGCAATAATCGGCGGCCAGGGTGATCAAGAAGGCCGGCACGCGGCCGAACCATTCGATCATCTGCTGCTCCTGGCGGGCCTTCTGCCAGCCGCCCGCGCGGAACATCACCTGTTCGGCCTGGCCCAGCACGGTGCGGCCGGCCTTCTCGAAGGCCGACGGCGCCCACAGGAACGCCAGGTCGGCATCCACCAGATGGGCGTGGTCCGAATTGTGAAGCGGCCCACCCTGGGCCAGGATGGTCTGTTCGACCCAAGCGAGCAATTCCGGTGCCGGAACGAAGCGGTCCAACCGCTCGGGCGGCGCAGGCCGCGCCAGCGCTGGCGCTTTCGCCATTGTGATCTCCTAGAACAGACCCGCCGGCGCCGCGGCCACGTCCCAGCTGAAGATCAGGATCTCGCCGCGCTCGACCCCACGCCCGCCGCCCACGGTGTAGCGCAGTTCCGTGGCCTCGATGTGGAAACCGTCGAACGCCCGCCGGATGTCGGGGTGATCGTTCAAGCTGACGATCGCACGGCCCTGCAGCTGGCGCATGCGCGCCGCCATGTCCTCGTACTGTTCGAAGCCGAAACCCACGCCGTAGCCCTCGGTTTCCCAATAGGGCGGGTCCATGTAGAACAGCGTGTGGGGCCGGTCGTACATCTCCAGGCACTTCTGCCACGGCAGGTTCTCGATATAGGCGCCGGCCAGGCGCAGGTGCGCCGCTGACAGGTTCTCCTCGAGGCGCAGCAGGTTCAGGCCTGGCGGCGCCGTCGTCGCGGTGCCGAAGGTCTGACCGTCCACCTTCCCGCCGAAGGCGTTCTGCTGGAGGTAGAAGAACCGCGCCGCGCGCTGGATATCGGTCAGCGTCTCCGGCCGGGTGATCTGCAGCCACTTGAACACGTCGCGGCTGGTGAGCGCCCATTTGAACTGCCGGACGAACTCTTCGAGATGGTGCTGCACCACTCGATACAGGTTCACCAGCTCGCCGTTCACGTCGTTGAGGACCTCCACCTTGGCCGGTGTCGGGCGCAGAAAAAAGAGTGCGGCCCCGCCCGCGAAGGGCTCAACGTAGCAGTCATGGGCGGGGAAAAAGGGAAAGATGCGATCGGCCAGGCGGCGCTTGCCGCCCAGCCAGGGAATGATCGGGGATGCCATCGAGAGAGTAAAAATGTGTTACCGTTGGCCCCGCCTGTACAGGTAGGACGGCCTCGGGTCGCTCACGGCCCTCACCGTGGGTCGGCTGTCGGCTGCGCAGTTACAGCTGCTCGGCCGTCGCCGTCTTCTTACTAACAAAAAAACATGGATCGCGACACGTGAATCCGGCTCAAACCCTCATCGTGGTTGCTATCGCCGCGTTGACCACAGGCTGTGCAGCTCCAGTGCCGTCTCCACAGTCGACGGCAGCCATTCGGATGCATTTGCTTGATCCCTGGCCTGGCCCAGCCCTGCGAACAACTCTGTCGATTGACCGTCTCGCCAGCGACTCCCAAGGCCAAACGCTCAGCACGCTCTATCAAGTCCAACGGTGCGATCAAACTGGACGATGCACCGACGGCGTTGCGAAGCCGCAGATCCAAATTCGAATCACTCAAAGCTCGCCCACTACAGTCTCATTCGAGGCCACGGTGGATTACTCCGTTGCGGCAGAACAGGCCATCGGCTTCACCACTGGCGCGAGCCATACCGAGACCAGCATGTCGGTGCCAAAGGCCGACCCGATGCACCGGGTCTACGTAAAGCGCGCCACGTTGAAATACGGAGAGCAGCGACGTCTGGACCTACCTTACGGTGAGTCGCTGACATTTTGCGCGCGCCAAGTCACGGGTGGCCTGCAGTACGGCGATCAGGCATGCGAGCCTCCGTCGACGGCGGACCAAGCTAAGGCCATCCCCGCGTTCTGAATCCGCAGCCAGAAATGCAAACGCCCCGGTTTTCGGCCGGGGCGTTTTATCAGGTCGTACTTGCTACGAGTCTGGCTGAATTTTGCTGGTCTTGTCCCACATTGTCAAGGGGGGTCGGTCGCACGTCGCCCTCCAGATCCACGACGATGCCATCCTGCCGCATGCGATGGTCCAGGCGCAGGAGGGCCGCGCGGCGCGCGCCGTGCACCAGCACCCGGTAGGCGCTGGCCAGCCGGCCGATATTGGACTTGGGCAAATCGAAGCGATCCGAGAGGTCCCGGATCCGCGGGCGCCCGCGCAGCAGATTGCCCACCAGCAGGTCCGTAAGCTCACGTTCCCGGCTATCCCAGGCCGCACCGGGGTTCAGCCACTCGGACACCCGGCGCGCGCTCCGCGCGCCCTCCTCACCTGTGCCGTACTGGGCCCGCAGGATGTGAAAGCCCACGCTGTTGCCCAAGGCGCGCTCCAGAGCCTTGACCGTGAACACCGCCTGGGCGTGCCAGTCGTGAGGCGTCAGGCCCGACAGCGCCTTGCGCTCGTAGGTCGCGTCGAACCGCTCCTGGAGGGCCTCGCAGATGAGCTGCGTGGGATTCTTGGGCTCGATCGGATAGGCCAGCATCAGGTAGGCCACGGCGATCGCGTGTTCAGGGCAGGAGAAGGTGCCGGGCTCACGCATTTTTCTTGACCCCCTGCGCCGGCTCCATGCCCTCCAGCACGGTCACGCGAACGGTGACCCCTGGCACGGCTCCGTAGACCTTGCGCTTGCTGTCCTGCACGACCTGCACGTCATCCCGGTAGACGATGCCGTTGATCCCGTCCTTGACGGCTTTCTCCACGTTGTCGGCGTCCGGCTTGGTGGTGGGCGCGATCTCGCCCGCAGCGGCGCGGCGCTGGCGCACGCCCGACCAGGACGCGGGGATCGGCAGCACGATGTCCAGGTCCATGCGTATCGGCCCGGTATAGGGCTCCCGGCCGGCCATGGCCTGGGCGGCGGCCAGCTTGACCAGGCTTTCGTAGGAGGCCGTTTTCTCCGGCGTGTAGTGGCGCGTGAAGACACGCGGGGCGCCCGTCTTAGGGTCACGGCCGATGCGCGAGCTCGATTTGGCCCGGCCTTTGCCCTGCGGGGCGCCTGGGATGGTGAAAACGATGGTGGCGGTCATCATGCTCCTTCGCTGCGCGCCGGGCGCAGCCATTCGATACGAGCCATCGCCTTTTCCGGGGCTATGGCCAGGTGGTCCTTGCAGGTGCGGGGAAAGAAGGGGCTCACATAGGCGTCCGAGGGCTTCGCTTTGGTCACGCAAGTGCCAAAGCCCAGCTCGGCCCACTGCGGGGCCTCGCGGAGGCTGAAATGCGTGCAGGTCACACACTGGACCGTCGAGCTCATACGCGAACTCCGTAGTCGGCCAGCAGCCGAGCCCGGTCCGCTGCGGTAGTGCCGGCGGCAGCATGGACGCGGGCCTTGAAGTCCGGGAAAAGTTCGCCGGGCTCCTGCTTCAGGCCAAGAGCCGCGCCCTGGGCTTCCAAGCCGGAGGCCGTAAGGGCCCAAGCCAGCGGGTCTTCGGACGCCTGGGCCCTGGACAAGGCGCTTTGCGTACCTCCGCCTTTGCGCACCTCGGGCAGAATCGCGTCGATCAGGCCCACGTTCACCGGTGCGGGATCGCCGGCCTTCAGGCGGCGCTTGACGGCCTTGTCGTAGGCCAGCCGCAGCTCGGCCTCGTTGACCCCGGCGTCGGCCCAGGCCTGGATCAGCGGCTCGTCAGCGCGGAAAGCGCAAGTCTTGCCCCGTGCGGCCTCCCAGCCGTCGAGCAGCTGGGCCAGGCGCTCGGCCAGGGGGAACGGCCCAGCGGCGGGCGGCGGCGCAGGGTTTTCCACAGGGTCGCGTGCGTGCGCGATAGACGCCGCCGCTGCTTCTTTTTCTTTTAAATACTGTCCCTGTCCCTCTCCCTGTCCCTTGGAGTGCGTTTCCCGAGGGACACCAGGGGGACGTCCCGGGGGACTCTTGCCGCGGTCCCTCTGGCCGTTCGCATTTGTCCCAGGGACAGCAATAGGTTGTCCCTGGGGACAACCTAGGGACAGCCATTCATCCAGATCGGGGACAGGGACGCTGGCGTCGTGCCGCTGGTTGTGCTTTTTGATGCGCGCGCACTCGGTCTTCCAGCGCTGAACCATCTTGGCGCGCCAGGCCTCGGCGGCCTTCTCCGCGACGACTGGGTGATACAGGCGGCCATCGGAGCACTTGACCCAGCCGCGCAAGGCCCCGTCGCGGTGGCGCAGCCATTCCTTCGTAACGCGGCCGAAGCCGGCCAGCTGCGCCAGGACGTCGTCGTCGTCCGGCAGACTGGCAGCCGGCACCTGGTGCCAGGATGCGCACCACAGCAGGACCGCGCAGCGGAACGATTCGCCGTCCGCCTTCACCGCCAGGTCACTGTCGCGCAGGCGCAGCACGTCCAAGGGCATGAAAGCAAAATCCCGCAGGTCGCAATCTGGCGGGGCCAGGGGCGCGGGCAACTCTTGATAATCAGTCATGTGTCACTCGCAACAACGCAGGTCGTGACGGCACACTACGGGCTCCACAACCATGTTTCCGAGGTATCAAAAATGAGCAACGAGGCCGATCTGGATCGCTACATTTCCCTGCGGCGAATCGACCGCAAGCACTGGGATTGGACCGTTCGCATCCCTGACAAGGGGTACAAGAACTGCGAGGAATGGGCGCCAAACGAGACTGTCGCGCGCAACGAAGCCCGGGAAGCCGCCCGGCGGCTACTGGATGGTGATGATTGAATTCGGACTTCATGAGGCCACCTTTTGCTCAAGGCGCGCATAGGCATCCCACATCCGCAGACTTGCCAGCCGCGCGATATCGACCGCGGCCGCCGGGCTGATGGACTGGGCATCCCGGTTTGGCGTGGCGCGGCGCATGCACTCCACGCGCATGACGTCGCCGGACGGGCGCGGGTAGCCGTCGCGGTCCAGCAGCAGGACGCCGCTCTTGGCGCTCGGGAGCGCGGCGACGAGGTCCGGGTTCCAGATCTCCTTGGGCAGCGCGTAGTAGTGCTTCCAGACCTTGCGCGGCCAGTCCTTCGGTGTGCTTTTATATCGGCCGGGCCGGTACTCGCGTTCAAGACGCAGGTCGTTCATCCGCGGGTTATGGCGCAGCTCCGAAACGGTGGGCCAGTAGCCGAGGTGTTCGCGGTGCCACCACTTTTCCTTCTTGGCGTCAGCTTTCAGGTCAGCCCGGCTGATCTTGATTTCGACGTCGATGATGCGCAGGTTCTCTGTCACCACCAGCAGGTCGCATTCGTGGCCGGTCCAGGTGCAATTCGGCACGACCACCAGATACTTGCGGTTGAACGTCTGCCGCGCCAGCGCGCGGGCGATGGCATTCTCGGACCAGGTCATGCGGCCTTCCCCTCCATACCCCAGCCCAATCCGCCGTTAGAGGTAAAGTACGTGGACCAGCGCCTACGGAGGAGAAACTCATGAACAAAAAAACTACTTTGACGCCCGAGCAGTTTGTCGCGGAGATGAACCACCGCCTGCCTCAAAAATTTGGCTACAAGCCAGGCTTGCGGGTGTTCCTGTATCCGGAGGGTGCGACAGCGGAGACCGCGCGAGGAGTCGACTGGACGTTCCGCGATGAGTTGAATTCCGTCGTGGCCGTGAAGGCCGCTCACGACGACGTTGCGGCGCAATACGACGCGGTGCTCCCGCTGCGCGAGGACGCCAGCTAAGCGGGTCTGCCTGAGATCGAATTGCGATTTCATACTCCACCCCGCACGGCTAGCGCCGTAGCAATCGGCCGCACCCAGATGGGCGTGCTCGACAGCTGGAACGATTCACCGGCGCGCGCCAGCAGGATGGCGCGGCCGATTTCCTCGGCCATAGCCTTGGCCGCCTTGCGCGGCACGGCGTTGCCGATGCGCTCGCGGTGGGCGCTGTCCGACGAGCCTTCCATCTGGAAGGGCGCGCCCTGCTGCTCGGCCTCGGCATAGTCGTCGGGGTCGTACAGGCTCTGCAGGGCGGCCAGTTCGAGGGTGGTGAAGGGCCGGTGCCAGGTGCCGTCCTCGGCGATGATGCGGCAGACCAGCTTGTCATTCGCGGCCGGCAGCTGCCGTGGGTCGGCAACAGACCACGCGCCGTTGTCGTGGCAGGCCGACGCCGAGACGGCGCCGATGGGCCTGTCCCAGGCGGCCACGCCATAATGCCCTGCGGTCAGGTAGTGATCGCCGCGCTCGCGCGCCAGGCCAGGTCGCGGATCCGCGACCGCAAAGGCTCCCTGTCCGGTCGTGCTGCCCGAAATGACGGTGCGGCTGGCGCCGTCCCAAGCCGTGACGGCATATTTGCTGTATCCCTCCGCTCCCCGGGGGTCAGCGACACACAGGCCCCCGCTGCCGAACCGAGCGCCCGTGACGGTCTTGGCGTGGGCCTCGTAGGCTGTGACGGCCAGTTTGCTACCGTGGGCCGACTCGGGCCAGCCAGTGCGCGGATCCGCCACGCACTGGCCGGTGCCGTGAGCGCCGGTCACTGCGCGTGCGGCGTCGTCGTAACGGACGATGCGAAATTCGTTGCTGTGCTTGGCCGGGCCATGGTGGCGGGGATCGGCGACGCTGTAGGCGCCCTGCCCCGGACCTTGCTGGCCGGCGATCGCACCGGTCGATGCGTCCCAGCGGCGCACGCCGTAGGCCTGGCCATCCTTCCATGCGGCGGACGGGTCGAAGCGCGGGTCCGCCACCGAAAAAGACCCGGTGACCGGGCGGGCGTTGCCCGTAACGGTGCCGCTGGCGTCCGACCAATCGCGCACGCCCAGCACGCCGGCGTGCATTTCGGGCACCAGCAGGAAGTCACGCAGGTAGCCGTCCTGCACTGCCAGGCGGTTCAGGCTGCGCCAGTCGCTGCCGGCTTCCACGAACGCCAGCCGCACCCAGGTTTTCCAGCTCAGGTTCGGGATGCGGTGCATTGGGCCGGCGCGCAGGTCGCCCGGCAGGTGCATGCGGCCGAGGATCTCGCCCACGGCGCGCAGCGGGCGCTTGGGCGGCTCGTAGATGAACGCCGGCACCTTCTCGGCGTGGCGCGCGATCAGCAGGAAGCGCTTGCGGCTTTGGGCCAGGCCGCCCAGCTCGCCGCAGTCGTGGGCGGTTTCGCGCACCACATAGCCGTAGTGGCGCAGCAGCTGGACGATCTGATCGAGGAAGTGGCGGCCGCGCGACGCGATGCGGGGCACATTCTCGAAGAGGATCACTTCGACGGGGTCATCCTTCCAGGCCTCCAGCGCCAGCCAGACGCCGCGCAGCGTAAGCGCGTTCAGCGCCTGGTACTTGTCGGTCAAACTGCGCGATTGCGACAACAGGCCCGAAAAGCCCTTGCACGGCGCCGACAGGAACATGATGTTCGGACGGCGCCCGCCGGCGGCCGCCCGGATATCCTGGGGCATGGCCTCGACCCAGCCGTCCGCCGGCTCGTGCCCGTGGAATGCGGTGTACTGCTGGCGGCTGAACAGGTCGCGCACCGTGCAGCGCACGCCGGTGAACCGGTGGAAGTCCGCGGCGCCGGCCGCGTCGACGTCGATCCCGCCCAGGCAGACCATGCGCCCCGCGAGCCCCGGAATTTCCGGCCGCGCGTCCTGCATGCCCGCGGCGCCCACCCCGGCGCCGGAGAACAGATGGAAATGACTGATTTCCGAGTGGATCATGACGGGTCCTCCTCAATCTCCGGAATGCTTGCGCCCAGCGCGGCCAGCTGTCGCTCGACGGTGGCGCGGGCGCCACGCAGCGCGACGATTGCTTCCGATGTCTCGCGGTGCGCTTGGATCAGCTCCTCCTTGGTGACCTGGCCGTCCAACAGGGCCGCAAGAGCGGCCCCGGCTTCCGCTTGTTCCCGCAACACGTTGGAGAGGAGCGCGACGCAAACTTCCTCGGAGCCCTCAGTGGCCAGAGTGCGCACGGCCAGGCCCAACGGTCGCAGAAGATCGTCAACACAGTGGCGGCGCCGATCGTGCGGCATCGCCGCCAGCACCGACCGCAGGAAGTTGGCGGGCAGGAGGTTTGTGTCCTTTGTCTCGTCGTCGAGCCAGCGAAACACCCGGTCGGCATTGACCTTCATCCGCTCGAAGGTGTCGCGCGTCTGAGGGTCAAAGCGGATCCCGCTGGCGGCCTCGCCGCCTGTGCAGTCGTGGGCTTTGACGATGTGGTCGACCATCGTTTCTCGGGACCAGCCCTCGGCTTTGCGCCAGGCGGAAAGATGGTCTCGAAGGATCGAAATCAGGGATTTGTGCGATTCATGTCGCATGCGTTGGGTACTCCGCGCAGTTACAGTCCACACCGTGGAAGAGGAAGGAGGGATGACAATGGCAAGTGCTGCTCGAGGCGACGCCGTAACGGCCACCAGGATTCTGTTGGGCCAGGCAAAGGTGATCGCCGCCGAGATCTTGGGCACAACGGCGCCTGAAGCGGTCCTGCAGGTGTTCGAGCGCCTGTGCCTTGAGACCGACCTGCGGGGCGAGCCGGGCGAAGAGAGCGTGCCCTCGCGCGCGCTGCATTGAGGTCGACCGATGGGTCATGAACCGCCCTGCCCTGGCGACGCGGCCGACGGGCCTTGCCGTTCGGCTTGACGTACCGGACATGGTTCGACGACATACCCACGTTCGCCGCGGGCGCGGTCTGCATCGTTGGTAATTTCGCGCATGCGATGCGTCGCAGGGGTGCGAACGATCAGGTCTTTGATGAGAGGCAGGCTATGCATGACCTCCTCCCTCCCCGTGCGCGGCGTGATCAAGACACTTGGCGACCGATTCCAGCTGCCGAGCCCCAGGGTTCGTGATTTTTCCCTGGGCGAACTTCGTGAGCCAGGAGTAGGAGACACCCGCACGTCTACAAATGGATGGCCAGTGCCCCTTTTTCGCAAGAAGCTGGCATCGAACATCGGAGATCAAGGACATGGCAACGCCCAAAGTGTTGGAGTGCCACCAATCTAGCATTATACGGCTAGACACTCAAGCACCAAAAGGCTACGTAGCGTCTATAAACTAGCAATCAAATGCCAGACGTGAAGGAAATCCTCGCTCAGAGTGTGGCTAGGCTGCTGGAGACTCGGCCGGACATCTCACGCCTGAACCTATCGAAGCTGATGGGTGTCGCTGATGGCACGCTGGGGCGGATCAAATACGGCACGGGTAATCCCAACGTCGAGACGGTAGAGCAGATTGCAAGGTACTTTAAGTTCGAGGCCTGGCAGTTGCTCGTGGCGGGGTTTGACCCTGCCTCTCCCCCGCGGCTCGCCGAGGCCCCCTCCTCGGCGTCTGCAGACGGAGAGCCGCCGCTCCAGTTAAGTCGTGAGGACCAAGAGCTACTCGCGCTATTTCAGGCTCTTAAGGAGCCAGAACGGACCTATCTTCTGCTAAACGCGCGAGGATACGCTGCCGCGAATCCACATGCGGAGCAGCGCAAGCTCATCAAAAGCACCGGTTCTAAAGTGGCGTAGTTGCGGCAATGTCATTAGGGTGTACAACTGGCCCCGCAAAAAAATTTATCACGGACGTTACTAAATACGTCAATTAAATCAATTTCGTACGATTCCTCGAATTTCGGAGCCCAAGGGAGGCCGCATGACCAGTCCAGCAGTTCAAACGATGATGTATGACGCCAACCGCAAGAGTGTGGGTGTGGCCTACCTTCTATGGCTATTCCTCGGCGGAGCCGGCGGACATCGCTTCTACGCCGGAAAAACAGGCAGCGGCATCGCCATGCTCATTCTCACCATCTCGGGGGTAATTCTGAGCATCATCGGCGTCGGATTCCTCCTGCTCTTGGCCGTCGGAATTTGGGCAATCATCGACGCATTCCTAATCCCGGGTTGGATCCGGAACGCCAACATGCTTCTGGCCGCCACGCTTTCAAGCGGGCAAGTTCCGTTACGCTAACCCGGCCCGAACCATCTGCAAGCCCAGAGCCGCCGAGTGCGGCTTTTCTTTACCTGAAAACTAGCATTTAAATGCTTGACAAGGGAAATTTCATGATTAGAATCTAGCATTACGATGCTAGACTAAATTGAGGAACTCCTTTGGACATGCACGTTGTGAGAGCCGAGCGCGACCTCGGCGACGCCTCACCCCACACGGCACCCTGCCGGGTCCCGGCTAAGACTCGCGAAACGGCGTCCCGGCTCTCTGACAACTGGATTATCAGCGTTCTCTCCGACTTGTTCGCCGGCCACGCCACCAAGGCATTCGGCGAAACGCGGGAGTGGTGGGCCGAGGCATTGATCGACGCCGGCCACGATGACCTTTGCCGCCTGGCCCTTCCCGCTCTGAGCGCTGCCGCGCACCGCGACCTGACCGCCGGCGCGGCGAAGCGCCTGCGCGATGAGCTGCTCGCCCGAGCCCGATTCCTCATGGACAAGGCTCGTGCCGAAGGGCGGGAGCTGCAGCCGTGACCTCGTCCCTCCTCTTCATCTTCTGTGGCCTGGCCGCGGCCTACCCCATCGCGCGGATTGGCGACCGGATCACCGCGTACTTCTGGAGGACCGCATGACGATCACCGTCCTTGGCGTGGACCCGCGCAGCAAGAGCAAGAACAAGCTGGTGGCGCCGCCCCCTCTTCCCCATGTCTCCCGCCGCGCGCTGGCGCGCGTCCGCGATCGCATTGCGCCGCCGACCTCCTGCCACTGCTGCGGGGGTCCGGTGCGCCTGACCAACAACAGCGACATCTACAACGGGCACTCCTTCGGCGACTGGCCCTTTGTCTATCGGTGCACGCAGTGCCAGGCCTACATCGGCCTCCACCCTGACACCGACCTGCCGCTGGGAATCATGGCCGGTCGCGCAACGATCAGCGCTCGCAAGGCGGCCAAAAGCGTATTCCTCCAGCTGCAGATCCGCCGCTTCGGCAGCGACCGTGGCGCCGCCTACGCATGGCTCGCTCATGCCTTGGGAATCGCCAAGACCATTTGCCATTTCGCCATGTTCAGCGAGGAGCAGGCCAACCGCGCGGCTCAGGTCTGCCGCCTGGAGCTGGGGAGGCGCGCATGACTGCGATCACGATCTGGGTACTCCTGGCCTTCCTGCCGGCCGGGCCCGGCCGCCCACCTGTGATGGTGGTCGAGCGATTCGTCACGCAACAGGAGTGCGAGCGCACCCGCGCCGTTTTCCCTCCCGCCCTTACCACGTTCGCCTGCATGCCATCGCGGCAAGTCAGCGCCCGCGCCTATCAGGAGCCCCACCAATGAAATCCATCCGCAAACTGATCCGCGCCGATGGCACGGTCACCGAACTGCACGGCCCGCACGCCATTGAGGATGTGCGATCGATGATTGGCGCTGACGCGCTCGACATTGTTCGCCTGGCCGACCGCGTGCACGTGATGCTGGTTGACGATCTCGGTCATCCCAAGGGTTTGGCGGTTAACGCCGAGGCCACGCGCCTGTATCACGAGGTCTGCATCCCCGGCACAACCCACCCGATCCGCGGCGACGTGGTGGTCGTGCCCGACTCCGACTACGCGAGCGAAGCATGATTCACCGCCTTCGCGTCGTCTGGCGCCGCGCGCGCCGCACAGGCCGCGACCTGGACGCCGTGGCCTACGTCGCCTTCGTCGCCGGCGGCGTGCTGTTCCTGGCCGCTCTTACCGGCACCCTCGGCCCCTCCCTTGACGGACGCGCCGCGTCCTTCCATTCCGCAAGCTCCGCCCCCGCGGATCGCCCCACCTTCTGACCCTGGAACCAACATGATGCAACGCATTATTCCGATCCGCGCGTCCAGCCTTGCCGAGCTGTTCGATTGCCCGGCCCGCTGGGAAGCCAAGAACCTGCTGGGCATGCGTATGCCGTCCTCGGGCGCCGCGCGCCTGGGTACGGCAATCCACGCCGGCACGGCCGCTTTCGATCAGGCCAAGCTGGACGGGAGCCCGATCACCCCCGATGACGCCGCCGGCGAGCTGGTCAAGACTCTGCACGACACCACCGAGGAGGTGGATTGGGACGAGGCGCGGCCGCAGGATGCCGAGCGCATCGCCCTGGCCCTGCACACCCGCTACTGCGCCGAGATTGCACCGCGGCAGGACTACATCGCCGTCGAGCTCACCTGCGAGCGCATGGAGATCCCCGAGCTGGGCCTCGCGCTCACCGGCACCACCGACCGCGTGCGGCGCACGCCCAGCGGCGAGCTGGGCATCGCTGACCTGAAAAGCGGCGCGCGCGCCGTCGGCGCCGATGGCGCCGTAGCAACCGCCGGCCACGGCCCGCAGATGGGCGTTTACGAGATCCTGGCGCAGTACGCCGTCGGCCAGCCGATCACGGCACCCGCACAGATCATCGGCCTGCAGACAGGCAAGACCGCCTCGGCCCAGCGCGTGGAAACCGCCGAGATCGCCGGCACCCGCGACGCGCTGGTCGGCACCGAGGAATCGCCTGGGCTGCTGCAGCACGCCTCGCGCCTCATCCACAGCGGCTCGTTCTACGGCAATCCCAAATCCGTTCTCTGTTCGGGCAAGTACTGCCCGCGCCATCCCACCTGCAAATACAAGGGTTGAACCATGTCCCAAACCACCACCGTTCAGAGCCTGCGCGCGGCGCCCGAAGCTCACATGCCTGTCGTCGCACCCGGATTCGGCAGCTTGCAGAGCTTCGAGCTGATGCAGCGCGCCGCCAACCTCCTGGCCAGCAGCACCCTGGTGCCGGCGCAATACCGCAAGGTCATCGAGAAGCTGGACAAGTACGGCAACGTCAAGGAAAGCCGCGAAAACCCGAATGCGCTGGCCAACGCGGTTGTCGCGCTGAACATGGCGCAGCGTATGGGCGCCGATCCCCTGATGGTAATGCAGAACCTCTACATCGTTGAGGGCCGGCCGTCCTGGTCCTCGCAGTGGATCATCGCGGCTGTCAACGGCTGCGGGCGGTTCTCGCCCCTGCGCTTTGACATCAAGGTGCTGGGAGAGAAGGAAATCCCGTACACCACCACGAGCTGGAACAACGGGCAGCGCGAAACCAGCACCCGTATGGTCAAGGTCTTGGACAAGGTCTGCGTGGCCTGGGCCATCGAGAAGGAAACCGGCGAACGCCTGGAGTCCCCCGCCATCACCATCGAAATGGCGGTCAAGGAAGGCTGGTACACCAAGAACGGCAGCAAGTGGCAGACCATGGACGAGGTCATGCTGCGCTACCGCACCGCCAGCTTCTTCGGCAAGCTCTATGCGCCCGAGCTGCTGATGGGCCTGCAGACTGTCGAGGAAGCCCAGGACATTATCGAAGCGACCGCAGGCCCCGACGGAACCATCAGCGTCAACGTGGACGAGCTGCGCAGCGCGGCCCAGCCAGCACAACGTCAGCCAGCGACCGCCAAGGCCGACGCCACGGACTTGGAGGCGCGGGAGCCGGTCGCCCAATCGGACACCCCGCCCGCGAAGGCGCAAGCCGAGGCCGATAACCCGGCGCAGGGCGTGGAAGTTGCCGCCCCTGCCGCTCAGGAGGAGCAAGCCGGCGGGCAACAGGGCAATCTGCCGGGCGCCGAAGAGGATCCTGGCCTTGATCCGTCTGTCATCGAAGGCAACCTGCGGGCGGCCAAGGACATCGACGTCCTGGACGTCGCCGCCGATTCGATCGAGGGCGTCAACGACCTGGGCGAGCGCGCGCGCCTGCACCAGATCTACCGGGAACGCCGCAATGCCATGGTCCGGCAGGCTGAGCAGCATGCCCAACAGCGCCCCGCCGGCACCAGCCGCCGCCGCATGGCCGCGCCGGAATAAGGGGACGCCATCATGTTCAAGAACGCCAAGATCTACCGGCTCACGTCCGTCGGGCCCTTCTGGGATCTGGACGAGCTGAACGACGCCCTCGCCGAGCATGCCTACGTGCCGGCGGGCCAGCTGCAGCTCCAGTCCGTCGGCTGGGTGCCGCCGCGCGAGGGCGCGGCCCTCGCCCACGCCGTGGGCGGCAAGCTGATGCTAACGGTGCGCAGCGAATCCAAGCTGCTGCCGGGCAAGGCCATCAACCAGGCCACGGCCGCGCGCGCCCGCGAGATCGAAGAGCAGCAAGGCTACAAGCCGGGCCGCAAGCAGATGAAGGACATCCGGGAAAGGATCATCGACGAGAAGCTGCCCACGGCCCTGACGCAGTACGACGATATCCGCCTGTGGATCGACCCCATCGAGCGCTGGCTGATCGTCGACACCAGCACGCCCTCGAAGGCGGACATGGTCATCAGCCTCCTGGCCAAGTCCATCGAGCCGTTCCCGCTCGAGAACCTGTATGTCGCCATATCGCCGGTGTCCGCCATGACCGGCTGGCTGGCCGAGGACGAGGCCCCGGCCAACTTCAGCATCGACCAGGATGCCGAGCTGCGCGCTTCGGGCACCAGTGGCGCCGCCATCCGTTACGTCAAGCACTCGATCGACGCCGACGACGTACGCCGCCACATCCAGTCCGGCAAGCAGTGCACGCGCCTGGCCATGACCTGGGCGGACAAGATCTCCTTCGAACTGACCGAAGACCTGGACGTCCGCAAGATCCGGCCGCTGGACACGCTGAAGGAGAACCACCCGGCCGAGGATACCGACGCCGAGGTCTTCGACGCGGAATTCCTGCTCATGGCCAGCGAAATCGCCAAGCTGCTGGCTGAGCTCGTCTACGCCCTGGGCGGCGAGAAGCAGATCCAGGAATCCACCGCCGCGGCGGCTGCGCCGACGGCCCGCCAGTTGCCGCTCGAAGGCGACGATGACGCCGACGCCGGCGATGCAATCGACCCGCTTTACATGGAGGCCGTCACCCTCGTCCGTAGGCACGGCCGCCCCTCCATTTCCCTCATCCAGCGTCACCTGCAGATCGGCTACAACCGTGCCGCCCACCTCCTGGAGTCCATGGAGCTGGCCGGCCTGGTGACGCCCATGCAGTCCAACGGTAGCCGCGAGCTGCGAGCCTAAGGAGCGACCATGCGAATCAACCGCATCACCATCGAGAACTTCCAGGGCGCCCGGGCCGTGGACTTGGATCTCCGCACGCCGGCGACGCTGATCGCCGGCCCGAACGGCGCCGGCAAGTCCAGCATCGCCGAGGCGATACGCCTGGCTGTGCTGGGCACGCCTGAGCGGGTTGGCCTGAAGAAGGAGCTCGGCGCGCTGGTTACGGAAGGCGCAAAAATTGGCGCCGTCGCGCTGGATCTGGAAGCCGGCACCGTCGGCATCACCCTGCCGAAAGGCACGCAGGCTGGCGAAGCCCTGGTGCCGCTGTCGCCGGCCCTTCCCTACGTGCTGGCCCCCGAGCGCTTCGCCGCGGCCAAGCCGGATGAACGCCGCACCCTGCTGTTCGCCTTGAGCGGCACGAACGTGAAGGCCGACGAAATCGAGCGCCGCCTGCTGGCGCGCAGCTGCACCCCGGAGCTGGTGACCCAGATAAAGCCGATCCTGCGCAGCGGCTTCGGCGCCAGCGCCGAGTACGCAAAGCAGCAAGCCACAGAGGCCAAGGGCGCCTGGAAGGCCGCCACCGGCGAACAGTGGGGAAGCCAGAAGGCCGAAGGCTGGACCGCGGAAGCGCCCGTGTTCGACCAAGCCGCGCTGGTGGGCGATCGGGCCAGCCTTGCCGAGGTCGACGCGAGGATCGAGCTGCACACCAAGGCCCTCGGCGCCTTGGAACAGAAGGCGGCAGCTTTCGCGGCGGCGCGGAACCAACGCGCGGCGCGCGAAGCACAGGCGGCGAAACTGCCCGCCCTGCGGCAGAAATTGGAGTTCGACCAGGCCGAACACGAGAACCTTGTTGAGCACGTTGCGGCCCTGGAGGCCAAAGCGGGAGTCGGGCCGCGCGTCGGCCTTGTCCATGACCTGGCAAGCTGCCTATCGCAGCTTTGGGCGTCCGAGGCGTCCAAGAACGTGGCCTTCGGCATTGGTCTGGACATCAAGTCAGTGCTGGCGGCCTATGAGCGGCAGTACGGAAAGATCGGTGCTACCGGCGACGCCGAGGCCTCTGCCGCCCTTCCCAAGGCCATCGAAGCGCGCGACCTGATGGCGCGCAGTGTCGAGAACGACCGCCGTGATATCGCCGCGGCGGAAGCGGCGGCGGCCCAGCTGAGGGACGCTGGCGCGCCGGAGGAGATCCAGGCCGCCGACGTCGAAGCGGCCCGCGCCAAGGTGGCCGCGCTGCGCGCCGAGCGCAAGGCGATCGACGACCGCGTACAGGCGCTGCTGAATGCCAAACAGGCCGCAACCAGCGCCACAGAGCGCACGGCGAATGCCGCCCGGTACCACGGCGACGTGCAGGCTTGGCTGGCGATCGCCGACGCGCTCTCACCCGACGGCATCCCTGGCGAGATCCTGGCCGAAGCCCTGCAACCCTTCAATGCAGTGCTGGCCGACCTGGCCGACCTGGCGAACTGGCGCGCGCCCGCCATCGACGACGACATGAGCATCTCCTGGGGAGGTCGGCCCTACCGCCTGCTGTCGGAATCGGAGCGCTGGCGCGTGGACGCGCTGATCGGCGCCGCGCTGGCAGAGATCTCAGGCCTGCGCTGCCTGATCCTGGACCGCTTCGACTGCCTGGATCTGCCCGGCCGCGGCGACGCGCTGGGCCTGGTCGACGCCTTGGCCGTCGAGCGCAACTTCGACACCATCCTGATGCTGGGCACGCTGAAATCCGCACCCGCAGCCCCCTCCGACGCCTTCACCAGTTACTGGATCGAGAATGGCACCGCCGGCCAGCAGCAGTTGCGCGCCGCCGCCTGAGAGAGCGAGGAGCCTGAAATGAAAATCCATGTTTCCCCGCAGACGCGGGCAGCTGGACGCCTGGCCGCCGATAAGCTGCGCGCGATGGGCGCCAGCGTGCCGGCGAATACTCCTTTCGATTCGATCCTGGCAATTGTCGCAGACAGGATGAGCTGGCCAGCGCCCCGCCCCTCCAGCTATCTGTCGTTCCTCGAGCGCTTCATAGCGGCCGACAGCGTGCCCAGCCCGCGGCGAGCTCGCACGCCTGCGGCTCGGCCGCCGCTTCGCTACACGCTGGCCATGCGCCATGCCGCAGCCCGGGCGGCCGGTGACCAGCCGCGACTTATCCACGCTGTCAGCAACATTCAAACGTGGCGGGAGCTGGGTGCATGACTTTCCAACAACACATTGATGCCCTTCAAAGTGCCTTGGCGCAGACCCGGACCGATTTCGGCGGGCCGGCCACATGCTCCGTCGCGGCCGAGGACCTGCGGGTGGCGCTCCACCTGATTGGCCAGGCAGCGCTGGTTCCTTCTCCCGCGAACGCGGAGCCGGTACGGGTGGTCGCTTGGCGCGCCCGTGACGGTCACGGCTTGCCACAAACGACCTGGATCGACGGCGACCCTGGCCCGCAGATGGAATCCGCCTGGGTCGGCGGTGACATAGAGTGCGCCTACGCCGGCCCCGTTGCCGCCCAGGCACCGATACCGGAAGGGCAGCAGCCGTATCCCCCCACACCGGCCCCGGACGTGCAATCGAGCGGTGAAGCCGAGGACAGCTACTCTCGCGCCGCCGTCGAACGGGCGATGCGAGCGGCCCATGACCGAGGTTACAGCGTCGGATGGGACCACGGGCACGCTGCCCAGGCACCGGCCGCCGCAATGCCCGACGAAATCGAGGGCCTACGCGCCCACGTCGCGCTGCTGAAATCGGCTCTCGCGCAGTCTGAGCGGGAGAACGACGAGCTGCGCGCACTGGCTGCCGCAGGGGATGCGCAGCCTGCGGTGTGGGTCGCCGCCGATACGCTCAACTCCCCGCATCCGACGTGCATTTCGTCGCTCGCCTATATGTCGCAGATCGACCAGAATCGGGGCCGTGAATACGTGCCGCTCTATGCCGCACCAGTGGCCGCGCAGGCACCGCGCCCCTGCACATGCCACCCTGACGACAGGCCGGATGGACCATGCCGGGAGAAGTACGCGGCCAGTGAATGCCAGGCACCGGCCGCTGCTAGCGATGCGCTGGATGCGGCGCGGTATCGACGCTGGCGCGACGCGATGATCGCCAAGAACGCCGAATTCAGACAGGCCGTAGCTGCGGCGCTTCCCAGAGACGTGGGAGAGACGCGGCTGCCGACCGCAGCAGAGTGGGATTCGGCCATTGACGCCGCCATTGCCGCCCAGCAGAGCGGCCAGGGCGCGGGGAGCCAATCGTGATGCACGGCACTGTCAAAGATGAAATCGCTCGCTTGCGGGCCGAGGCACGGCACTTCCGAGACCTGGCGAAGATAAAGCGCGCAGAAGTGGCACGCCTCAAGGATCTGCCGATCGGCAAAAAGGACCCGATTGCGCTGATGCGCGCCCGGGATCGAGTTGCTGAATACGTGCGGGATGCACAGAACTGCGAAGCCAAGATCGCCGAATGGCGCCTGCAACTGCCACGCCAGGGCGCGGGGAGGTGAGCATGGCAGTCACCATCACCGATCATGCCGACCGCCGCCTGAAAGAACGCCTGGGCCTGCCGAAGTCGGCCCGCGCTGCTGCCGCGCAGCGCGCCTTCGATCAAGGCAAGCGCCACGGCGACGCGGCCGGGAAGCTCAAACGCTTCCTGGACAAATGCTGGCTCCAGCACCGCAAGGCCAACAACGTCCGCATCCACGCCGAACACATCTGGTTTTTCGCCCACGAAACCCTTGTGACCGTCTACGAGGTGCCCAGGAACATGCGCTCGGGCGCAAAGGACTGAACCATGAACGAACAGAACAACGCCGCCCAGCGCGTGCTGACGGACGACGAAATCCGCGCCGTTTGGATTGAACACGGCCTGGATGACGAAGCCGTCGAAGACTTTGCCCGCGCCATCGAATCCGCCCTGCTGTCCAAGCTGCGCGCCCCTGTAGCCGATGAGCGGGCGCTGCCACCGTTGCCCGCCGCCTGGGGCAGCGCCATCAATGACGCGGGGGACGGTCACGTTGACCTCTACAGCGCCGAGCAATTGCAGGACTACGCCCGCGCCGCCCTGGCAAGCGCCCCTGTAGCCGATGGAGAATGGTCCACGTTGTCAGACCTGCATTTGCAGGCGCTGATGTTCGCCTACAACGAGGGCTACAGCAAAGCCATCGACGGGCGCAAATTCAAGAACCCGTTTGAAACCTCAGGTAGTCAAGCCGCTGCCTGGGAACTCGGCACACAGGACGGCACTGAGGCGCGCAGCAAGATGGAAAGCGCCCCTGTAGCCGGGGAGGCGATTGCGTGGCTAAGTGATGCGGGCCTCGAAAGCCTGCGCAGATTCGGGCAGGCATCCGTAGTAGGCTCGGGCGCGCGCTCGGATTCGTCAGAGTTCAAGCACCCGCTCTACGCCGCGCCCCAGGCCAGCGAGGCGGTGCGCGATGCGGCACTGAAACGCGCTTGCTCCTTGCGTGAGGTGACTTGCAAGAAATGCGGGCTACAGGTGATTTCCTCGTGCCGAGGCGACGGTTGCCCGGTTAAAGATCGCTACCCTGACCTGCGCGCCCTGTCCGCGCAACCGGGAGCGCGGAAATGATCAGCCGACGTGAATCGATAAGCCGTGCGAACTCCCATATTCACTACTGGTTTTACCGACGCAGTATTGGGAATCCGATACCTCTGCTGCAAACGCTTCGTGAATGGGTGCGGAGGTACCGGTTTGAGCGGACCGCCCTTTCTGCCCCCCAGGCCGAACAAGGAGAGCGGGATGCCGACTGACCAAGAGATCAAGAAGGCCGCGGCCAACGGGTACGCCCGTGGCTATGCCGCCGGCAAGCGGCGCATGCACAGCGGCGCCATCGCCGCCGAACGCGCATTCTGGGAGCGCGCGTTCCTGGCATCGATGGCCACGGCTCTGCAGGCGCAGGGATGGAAATTCGGGGACAAGCCGATATCGACGGGCGACGAGCGAATGAGGCTGGCCGGCATCTGGGCCGACCGCGCCCTAGCCGAAAGGAAGAAGCGCTATGACTGACCTGAAGCCGTGCCCATTCTGCGGCGCCGCTGCATTCATCACGCCCGTCATCCGAGATTGGTGGCGCTTACAAGCTGACCACCACGAGGACTGCATTTTCGACGAAGACCACAGAATCGACGTGCCCCAACTGCCGGATCAGCTTGACCTGCTGATCCGAGACTGGAACCAGCGCGCCGACACCGACAAGAAGGAGATGTAGATGGCACACGCAGCCCAACACCAAGCGGCGGCCGCGACCGCGCCAGCGCCGATCCATCCGGAAGGCCTGTACCGCTGGAGCCAATTTTCCGCGCTGATCCCCTTTTCGCGCGAGACCTGGCGCCTCCGTATCTTGCAAGGCCGCGCGCCGCGGCCGGTGTCCCAGTCCACGAACTGCACCGCCTACAAGGGTGCCGACATTCTGGCCTGGCTGGCTGACCCCGACGGCTATAAAGCCGTTCCGATAAAAGTGAAATAGAGGACGAAATGGCACGTCAAGTAGTACCGCTCACCGACCCCAAATGCCGGCAGGCCAAGTTCAGCCCCGCCGGCGGAAACAAGCTGTTCGATGGCGGAGGCCTATACCTGGAACTCCTGCGCTCCGGTGCCAAGAAGTGGCGCGTGCGCTATCGCAGCCCGGTCACGGGCAAAGAGAGCATGCTCACGATAGGCGACTACCCGGCCGTGCCGCTGGCCCGAGCCCGCGCCGAACGCGCGCGGATCGATCAATTGCTGGCGCAAGGGGATGACCCCGTCGTCCAACGGCAAGAAGAGGCGCAAGCCCAAAAGGCCGAAGCTGAACGGCAATTCCAGGTGGTGGCCCAGGAATTGCTGGAACTTCGGCGGCCGGCCTGGAGCACCGGTTATCACGCGCGGATCTCGAACACGCTCAAGAGCGACGCCTATCCTTACTTCGGCGCCGATGCGGTGGATGCGATCCCGGGGAAGGTCGTGCTGGATGCCGCCAAGCGGATAGAAGCCCGCGGGGCTCCGGAAATGGCCAACCGGTTCATCAGCGCCACGAGCATGGTGTTCCAGTACGCCGTGGGCACGGGCCGCGCGCCGGCGGACCCCACCCAGGGCCTGAAAAAGTTCTTGGATCCGCGCGCGCCGGTGAAGCACTTTCCCCACGTGAGCGAGGCAAGCCTCGGCACGCTGATCGCCCGCGTTAAGAACTATCACGGTCGGCCGGAAACGCGCATCGCCATCCAGATCATGATGCACACCTTCCCGCGCACCAACGAGCTGCGCTGGGCGGCCTGGGGCGAGTTCTCACGCGCTGACGCGCTGTGGCTGATCCCGGCTGGCCGAATGAAGGGGACGCTGATCGCGAAGGAAACGGGCGCTGACCACGCCATCCCTCTGTCGCGCCAGATGCTGGCGCTGTTGGAGGAGCTGGCGCAATATACCGGCCGGTACCGGCTGCTGTTCCCAGGGCTGCGAGATCCGGCCAACACGCCCATGAGCGCCGAGACCATAAACAAGGCGCTCAAGATCCTGGGCTTTGAGGGCGAGCAAACCGGACACGGGTTCCGCGGGCTGGCGTCGACAATCATGAACGAGCGCAGCGGCGCGCGGCCGGAAGTGATCGAACGCCAGCTGGCCCACAAAGAGCGCAACATGGTGCGTCGGGCGTACAACCACGCCGAGTATCTGGACGAGCGCCGGCAGCTGATGCAGTGGTGGTCGGATTATCTCGATCGATGCGCGGCCAAGGCTGAAAAATGA